CAGTCGTAGCAGCCGTAAACGAAGCATTGTTGTCATACAAAGCCAGTTTAAAGTTGTTTCCGGTGCTCGCTGTAAAATTGTGCACGCCTTGCAGGATCTGCTGCTTGAAGCTTGTGCACATAAAGTTGCCGGTGAAAGCCATTTTTACTCTCCTAAAAGATTAATTAAGTCTGGGTAACCTGCCTCCCGCAAGCGGTGGGCAACGGTCGCGCGATCTTGGTTGACCGCCTCTTTTAAATAAAACAAGCAAACAGCTTTCACTGCTGCCTTAAAAGCGATCGCTTGGTCGCGTATTGCTGGGTGGGAGTTTCCCCCCACATATACAATTTTGTCGGCCATACGTTGGGCCAATTCTTCGGCGCTGTGGCCTCTTCCGTCCGTGGTGGCTACCTTCACGCCACCAAGAAGCACTGGGGATTGAACGCTGATCATGGTCCTGGGCTCTCCGATTTAACTCTAATCCTTGCCATACCGTCACGGAACTCGTCACGACGACGACGGCCTTGCTGCTCGATTCCAAGACCCTGAATGGCCTGTTGGTAGCTATTCGTAAAGTACGTAAGCATTTCAGCGGGCCCCTTGGTATAACTATATGCCTGAACCAGACATCCATACAGCAATGCCTCAGGGGCATTCGTACTTATCCAAGTAGTGTTGTTTGTAGATGAAAGCTGGGCCGGACGATAGATGTAGCCCAGTTCTACCACATAATTGCTATTGGGGGTCGGGGCAAGGTAGAAAGTGTTTTGGTCCCACACAGAGTAATACTTAGGTACGCCAGTGGCAGTACCATCAGCCCAATACTCTTTCATGAAGGAGGTATCCCTAAACTCCAAAAATATCTGATCCCCGCCAGAAGTAATCATCATGTAGCGGTGGGTCAAAATGTCAGTGGGCGCCGTCAAAAACTTGTTATTGGCCGTCATATTGGCCGTTGCTTCAAGTTTAAAGACGTCCAAATCAATATCACGGAGAATCTTGTTCTCCGTCATAGTAATAAACGTATCAATTACCGAGTTGCTAAAGACGTTAGCATCTACCTCGGTGTAATTACGGATATTAGTAACGAGTTCGTTGTAGGTCATGTCACTGTCCCGACAGCGGTTGAGGCACTAGATCCAGTGACGGAGACTGAGGTAGAGATCTCAATACTGAGGGATCCGACTTCTCCGACTCCATGGACGAATTGTGCCTCTGGGTAAGGTTGCATATTTGTTCCGCCATTAGCGCTTCCCAGGCTTTGAAATGCAGTGTCTCCTGGGGCACCAACATACACATCCACCGGCTCCACACGATCTGGGCGAGGCTCGTAAAGAGCAATGGCATCACCACTAAACTTGAGAGGTTCAAGTTGTGGTTCTTTTGGCTCGTAGTCCTCTGGGCAGACTTTAAATCCTCGCCAGTTTTTGCGAAGAATGTTATAGGGATAACGTTGTCCGCAGTAATCGCAGAGGCCGAAAGAGAATTTGCCGGTAGCAAAGGCCACATCATACCCCCAACTGCGGCACGAAAGAGATTCGTGCGGTTTCTCTGTCTTCTGCGGCTGCTCGTGCCCACTCTTCTTCGTAGATGGACTTCAACAACTGCGTCCGATCTGTAGCGAATTTAAGAGACAGATAGTAGGCTAATCCGGCAGCCAAGCAAGGCAGAAAACGGAAGTTCACGTCCGAAGTATTCGTATAGTCTCCAGCGTCTTGGATACGGCGAATTCTGTAATACCGAAACTGATATACGCCCGTCATGTCCGGGGTCGGATAAAAGTACACCACTGGAATATTAGTGCGTTGCACGTAATATTGAGCAGGACGAGCCTGCGTGCTTTTATCCGGGACGTCTAAATACTCTGCCCTGGTGATCGGATCAATGGTTATATCTACCGCTGGACTTTGTGTGGAATCCCTAATTACTGCGGTCAAGACCTGTACAGTGTCCGTCGGTAAGGTAATGGACGTAGTACCAGCAGTGAGGTTTGCTGAAACTTCTTCAATGGTCCACAAATTTAACCCGCGATTGGCCCAGTCGAGAAACATAATATTGAGGGAGCGGCGAGCAGTCTTCAGGTGATGACCAGTAGTCATCTCCATGCCGCACCTCTCAAATGCTTCTTCGACTAACTCATCAATCGAAAGGTCAAATGTTGTGGTACCAGAAGTTGTCATTTAGCACATTCCGCCCTTGCGATAGCCTTTTGCCATTCCGCCGCCCATCATACCCATGGCCATGCGCTTGTGTTGGTTAATGGCTTCGCCGCCTTTAGCCATCATCACAGGACCGCTGGTTTTGCTGGTCTTTGAAACCATCTTGTTTTTGGGGCCAGACTCAACGCAGCCGCCGCCCTTGGTTGCAATACCCATTCCTTTACCGGCCATGATTATTTCCCCTTCTTCATTGCGCGGCCTTTTGCATCCGCAGTTTTACGCTTCAAAGCACGGCCAGCCATGTCGCTGGTCGCTTTCTTCTTGACGATACCGCCCTTTTTCATGGCCGTACCAGCCATTCCGGCGCTAGAAGTAGTAGCACTTTTTGCCTTTTCAGCAACTTTGTTAACAGCCCGGCCGATTAATGATCCAAGGCCACCACGACGACGAGCCGGTGTTGCTGCACCTGTTCCGCCTCTAAGGTCTTTTGCCTTATCGACCATTGCTTTAACCATACCTTTTTTGATTCCGAATGCCATGATTACTTTCCTTTCTTTGCCGTTTTGGCAGATTGTTTAAAAGCTTTTGCAGTAGGAGCACCTTTGCTGCCCGGTTTGCGCATTTTTTCTCCAGAACCCTCAGCGATTCTTTTTCGCTTGGCCCAGATATTAGAATAAAGTCCTGGTTTTGCTGGCACGGCTTTACCTCCCGCTTAAAAACGAATACAAACCAATAAAAAAACTTGTCACCGCACTTGACGCTCCGGCCACCCACATAAGGGTTTTCCAGCCGCCTTTCGCTTCTGACAAAGTTTGATTAATGCTTGCTAAAGATTTTTTAATCTCTTCCATGTCCTGCATCATCTTATCCACATCATCTTGGATATGACGAATTTCAACAGAATGAGTAGCTAGTTCCCGTTCTACGCTCATGATTTAGCATTTCCATCGTCTACGTGCTTGACGAATACGACTGTTCGGATCTTTAGCGGCTTCAGGAAACTTTTTCATCTGCCCCTCAGATCGAGCACAAAAGGACTTCCGACGCTTCGCTCGCGCGGGCGAGGGCTTGTCCTCTGTGACTGCAGTCTGAAGTTTAGAGCCAGGATTGGCGCGGCGATAAGCTGCCACGCCCTTTTTGGTCATGCCTGCCCCAGATTTAGTCGGGCGAAAATTGCCCGACTTAACCGAGGTTTTGATGCCCATTCCCTTAGCCTTAGCCATTAAACCGCTGCTCCACCGTAGAAGAACAACGTAACGCTAGTTACGTTTGCATCTGCAAACTCGATAAAAACTCCACTATCAAACAACACCCCCATATCCGGGAAAATGATGTCATAGGCGCCAGCAGCAGCGGGGGTTTTAATATCTACTAACGTGGTTGCAGCAGTTGTAGACCCGTTCTTTAATTGAAAGGACGACGCTGTGCTACCACAAGTGTAGTAAATAGCAGCTACACGAGTGCGCCCAGCAATTGCATCATCATCTGCGGCCTTTGTAACCGCATTTAGATTGCTATAGCTCATTAGAGCCTCCTAGTTAGGAGAGGTTGTTGTTCTGGATGTAAAGAACAGTCACCGTCGCCGCACCAGTCGTACCGTTTCCGTTTTGAGCAGCAAAGTCTGCCAAAACTTGAATGTCAACCGTTCCAACGTTCGTGGCCTCTGTGTCCAAAGTTCCACGAGTGGTTCCTAGTGACTTAACGCTAGTGCTGGGGATAAATGCATCAGCATCAGCAGAGGTTCCAACCACAACAGCGGCTGTACCGGTGTCATTGTTGACAACCGTGACGTTCAGAATAACGTCAACAATTTGAGAATTTGCGGGAACAGTAGCAACAACTTGATTGTTTGAGGTTGCGCCAATGATGTCAATCACAGCGGATTGAGCCATCAGAACATAACCTACGTTTGCTACATCGGTACCAACGGTCGTGCCGGTGGTGTCTTTGATCGTGCCAGCCTTTACTGGGCCGGAAAAGGTGGTATTTGCCATTTTGTCCTCGTGTAGTAGCACATCCTCTTACCCTCTCTACTAAGTCTGCTAGGTCAGTCGGTAAGAGTAAAATCCTAGTCCTATAAGAATACAGCAAAAGGGGGGTTTTGCAACCCCCCCTTTCTTACAACATTAAACTCCGGGTGAACCGAAGATACCGCGCGGATCCGAGAATCCGAAGCTGTAACGCTCACGAGCCTTGTAGCGAACGTTGCCGGTGTCGAAGTCGCCCTCGAAGCCAGTCTTGATCGCCACGCGCTGGAACATCTTCATGCCGTTGGGAGCGTCGGTCTTGATGAACCATGCGTCCGGGTCGGTCAGGAAGTGGTTAACAGTGTAGCCCTGGGGAATCATGCCCATGTTCTTGATGGCATTGATGTCGTTGTCTGCCGTACCAACACGCAGGGTGGACTTCATGATGCGATCAGCCGTGAACTGGAGTTCCTTGGGGATAATCAGCTTCAAGCCTTGGATCGAGATCTTCAGGCCGCGCTCGTCGGTGAACGCAGCGATGTCGATCAGGGCCTGCTCCAGAGAGGTCTCAGACAAGTCGGCCGGGGTGGTCAACTCGTTCTTGAGGTCCGGACCGGACAGGGTGGGGTGATCCGTAGCGCACAGAGCTTTGCCGTCGCCACCGATAGAGGTGGTGAAAGCGCCGTTCAGCACAGAAGCAGCTTTAATCTGCTTGGTTTGTGCCATCGAACGAGCCAGCGAACGGGTGTAACGTGCAGACAGACGATCGTAGAGGTTGTCTTCTACGGCTTCTTCGGTCAGCGCGAACGCCAGAGCGATGGTTTCGTGCGTATAGCGAGCGGCATAGACTTCCTGCGCGTTGTCATAAGCAACACCAGCGCCTTCAGCCTTCACCGGGGCATTACCAAAGCCAGAGAGCATGACTTCCTCTTCAAACGCGCGGTCAGAGGTCTCAATGTCATAGATCTCTGCGTGCTCGTTTTCGTAGTTTTTGTACTCCAGGCCAAACAGAGCATTGAGACCGGGCTCAAGCTCGCGTACCAGTTGGGAACGTGAAATTGCCATGATTAGACTCCTGCAGTGCCCGTGCCACCCTTGTAGAGGTGGTTATTCGGGATAACGATGAGATTAGCGTAAGCGGCAGTAACATCATTGTCTTCTGCATCTTCATACACGCCAATAACTTTCCACGGATACGTAGCATTGCCGGTTGCGGGAACGCCAACTTGCTGGCCAGACTGACCAGTCGTGGAGCTACCTGCTACAGCGGTATCCAAATCAGCATTACGGCCCACACAAGTAGCAGCAGCAATACCGGAGCACTGCACCACAAACTCAGCGTTAGGATCGTCATTGACCAGCGCAACGATACCGTCCTGAACAATGCTGCCAGGATAGTAGTTCTTCCAGGTGGGTTTGCCGGTCGTGGGATCCACGTAGTAGCAGCCCTGGAACACACCGACAATTGCTGCGCCGGTGGTTGCGATTGCCAGATATCCTCCGGACAACTTAACGGAATCGCCCTGATAAATGGCGGTACCATAGTTGTTGGAGATCTTGTACTGCGTTAGACCTTGGTTGTCGTAGTTACTGCCGGTCTTGCCGACAGGACGAAAACCAAAAGGCTTATTAACGTTAGCCATTTGAATCTTCCTTACAAAAAATTAGTCATCGGCCTTTCGAGGGCCACCAAAGGTAACTCGTGACTGCCGCTCCGGTTTGACTACTCGCATGGTGTCATGCGCATTAATCTTCATCAAATCGTTATCAACAGCCGTAATTTGTTCGCCTGCCCGCTGTTCGTAGTGCGCCTCACGCTGTTCAGCTAACTCTTCAGGAATTCTCGCCAACATAACATCGCCGACGCCAATGACGCCAGCATGAATGCCGTTTTGAATCGAAGGAGCGACAAACTCG